AAAGACATAGAGTGCATCGTGGCGGACGCTGGAGCACGGTCACAAGGTGCAATGGCGGGTAGTGCTATCGCAGCCGGTGTTGCTGTTCCTGTCCTTTCCAGCGTCCCTTACGTGGGATGGTTGGCAGGTGGATGGGCACTCTTGCTCGGTCAAAAAGCAGGATCATCATTGGGATCTACAGTAGGACAAGTTTTTAACGACTGCTAAATAGTAATAGCTTGGGAAGTTGATATGTCTGCCGATTGGTATAAGGAACAGTTAGTAAATAGAAACTACCTAACACCAGTAGGTTTCAAGTTAAAACTTGAAAGATTTGCCGCTGTAGATTTCTTATGCCAATCAGTTAATCTTCCTGATGTAACTATGCAGGCAACGCAAGTGCCTACAAGGTTTAGGGAGTATCCAATCATTGCAGGTGGTGGTGTAACTTACGGAGATCTTCAACTTCGTTTTATCGTAGATGAAGATATGGTAAATTACTCTTCCATATGGAATTGGATTCGTGATAATGGAAATGCAGAAACAGATGGATATGTAGAGGGTGAAGGATATTCTTCAGGTCAACTACAAGTTTCTACTTCAAATCACAACGCTAATTTCTTTATTGATTTTGAAAGAATATTTCCAGTTTCTCTTACAGAACTATCCTTCGATGCAACTGTAAGTGACATAGACTTTTTCACCGCTAATGTAACCTTCAAGTATACTCGCTATACTTTACGTGATAAAAACTTTAGGATTTTATGAAATTTGATCAACTACATAATCGCTTCCAAAAAATCAAGGAAGAATGGGCCCAAGATACACAGATTGACTTTCAGTTTAAGAACAAAGAATATACAGAGGATCTTGCCAGACTCGCATTAGAGATCCCGTTCCATCACAACAAGTACTTAAACCACTACACAGACCTCTCTCAAATTAAAACCTCTTTAGAGTTTGAGGTTCGGAGACTTGTAAAAGACAAACGAGAATACTACGGCGGCGAAGCAGACGCAAGAGTATACGCCGAAAAACCGTTTGGAGCAAGTATTAAAACTTCAGAGAAAATGAAAGTCTATTTGGAATCAGATGACGAAGTTATTAATTTAGAAGCAAAGGTTAAGTTCATTGACCAAATGTTGTACTACCTTGATCAAGTTATGCGTCAGGTATCTAACAGGGGTTTTGCTATCAAGAGTGCCATTGAATGGGAAAAATTTATTAACGGGAGTACGTGATGTCTAACATCGTCGTCAAGAAAAAGAACGAAGTTTATTTAACTGTACAATCAGAACCACACGTCCATAGAGAATTAGCAGATTATTTTTCTTTTGAATTACCAGAGGCAAAGTTTCTAAAGAGGCAACCCAGATTTAGATACTGGGATGGTATGATCCATTTGTACTCTCCTGCCACAGGAGAACTGTATAATGGGTTGCTTCCTCATCTCAAGCAATGGTGTAAGGAAAGAAAATATAAAATTAATTATGAAAAGAATGATTGGTATGGTGACGTAGAAGAACCAAACAAACTGGTATCTCCTGGTGGTGTCAATGTCTTCATGAATAAGATATCCAAATATCAACCAAGGGACTATCAATACGCTACTGTTTATCAAGCTCTCAAAAACAATAGAGGGTTATTTTTGTCACCAACAGGATCAGGTAAATCACTTATGATCTACAGTATCGTGAGGTACTATGTTGCAACAGGTAAAAAAATTCTACTCGTAGTTCCTACTACCTCATTAGTAGAACAAATGATAAAGGATTTTAAAGACTATGGATGGAATGCGGATGACTATTGTCACACCATTTATTCAGGCAAAGATAAGAATACTGATAAACCAGTTGTCATATCTACCTGGCAATCAATCTATAAATTTCCCAAAAGATACTTCGATGACATTGACTGTGTTATCGGTGATGAAGCACATCTATTTAAGTCGAAGAGTCTGACAGGCATCATGACCAAACTACATAATGCCAAGTATCGTTTTGGATTTACTGGTACACTTGACGGAAGTAAGACTCATAAGTGGGTGTTAGAAGGATTGTTTGGTGCTTGTGAAAAAGTTACAAGGACTGATGATCTTATTAAGAAAGGTTATCTGTCAAACTTAAGAATTAAAATTCTGGTATGTAAGCATGACTATCAGCATTTTGCAGACTTTCATTCTGAAATGGAATACATTGTGACTCATCAAAAGAGAAACAACCTCATTAAGAATTTGGTTAATGATATCAGTGGTAATACACTGGTGCTATTCAACTATGTGGAGAAGCATGGTGAACCACTTCACGAACTAATAAATAGTAGTGTTAGTAATGATCGCAAAGTATTCTTCGTTCACGGTGGCACTGACACTGAAGATCGAGAGTTCGTAAGAATCATTACAGAAAAAGAAGACAATGCAGTGATCATTGCTTCTTACGGAACATTCAGCACTGGTATCAATATTAAAAGATTACATAACATTATCTTCGCATCACCTTCTAAATCAAGAGTACGTAATCTACAGAGTATAGGTCGTGTATTAAGGAAGGGAGAAGGAAAAGACATTGCTACTCTCTATGATATTGCAGATGATATCTCTGGTCGTCGAGATAACTATACACTTAAACACCTCTATGAGAGGATCGCAATTTACCAGGAAGAAAACTTTAAGTATGAAACAATTAAAGTAAATTTAAGATAAGCATGGAAGAAGAATTTTATGCAACTATAAAACTTGTATCAGGAGAAGAGATTGTGTCCAAAGTTTGTTATATGACAGATGAAGATTCTCTTCTGTTAGACAAACCTCTTTTAGTTGACAAAGTATCACAGAAAAAATCAGGTAAGATAGTTGAAGGATTCGCATTAAGGGAATGGATTGCATCAACTTATGATGATATGTTTATTATTGCAATGAATCAAGTCATGACCATTAGCGAACTCGATAAAAGAATTGAAGACTATTATATATTGAGTCTTAATTCAATTGAAGATGGGACTACAGAAAGTAAGCATACTCTATCGAGAGAATTAGGTTACATTGGATCTGTAGAAGAGACTAAAAAGAGATTAGAGAATCTATTTAATAAAAGCTAGATACTCTGTCTCTTGAACCCTTACAGAGTTATTCTATTAGGTTTTAGGTGTATTGTCAAGCTATTGACAAAATCAAAGAATTGAGTTATACTGTTTTAAGAATACAATAACCATATGGCGAAGGCAAAGACAGAATACTATGTAAATAATAAAGAATTTCTTGAAGAGATAGTAAAATACAAAAAGAAAGTGGAGGTTGCTAAAAAGAAAGGTAAATCCAAACCACTTGTCACGAACTATATTGGTGGATGTTTTCTTAAGATCGCTACACACCTGTCATACAAACCAAACTTTGTCAACTACATGTTCCGTGAGGACATGATCTGTGATGGCATTGAGAACTGCCTACAGTATATCGATAACTTCGATCCAGAAAAATCAAAGAACCCTTTTGCTTATTTCACTCAAATCATTTACTACGCTTTCCTTCGCCGTATTCAAAAAGAGAAGCGTCAGTTAGAAATCAAAAGTAAGATTCTTGAACGGTCTGGTCATCAGGAAGTGATGTATACAGAAACCTATGAAGGAGACATGGCTGGTATGAATGCTTCGTATTCTGATATGGGTAGCATCAAAGAAAATATTGAAACGAGGATGAGTAGATGACAGTAGCACTCATTACAGATCAACATTTAGATGGTCGTAAGGGTAGTCTGGCATTCTGGAATTATTTTCTTAAGTTCTATGATGATGTATTCTTCCCTACGTTAGAGAAGAAAGGTATTACAGAGATCATTGACCTTGGTGACACGTTTGATAACCGTAAAGGCATTGACTTCAATGTCTGGAATAGAATTCGTGCTTGTTACTTTGATCGCTTGAGTGATATGGGTATCACAGTCCACACCATTTTGGGCAACCATTGTGTGTACTACAAAAATACAAACTCTATCAACTCTCCTGATTTATTGCTTGGTGACTATGATAATATTCGTGTCTACGATG